AGCAGCTTAAGTTGGGCAATAACTGAAACCCACACAGAAAACCTATTTGAAATGAAAACAGGCAGTTACACCATGGAAGTAACATATGGTATTAATCCATTAGATACTGATTATAATGTGGTATGGAATCTTCCAGCAAGCAGTAAAACAGCTTTAGTAAGTGCCTATAGAAGTAATCCAGTAGCAATATATGATTTTACTCCGCCTAATGAAAGTACAATAAAAGTGCGAATAAGTAATCTAACAGTTGATCCTATTAGAATAAATGGCAACTATCATAGAGTAACTGGTACACTTAAAAGAAGATATGAATAAAGGATATAAGATATGACGGTAGCACAAACAGCCAACAACTTAAGAATAAATGGATTATGCGAGTTTTTAGAACTAGACCTAACTCCATATGGTGCTGGCTTCTATAGAGTAATAAACTCAATAGACAATAACTTTGATACAATAGTAAGCTTCCTTGGTGTTGATTGGGTAAGTCTTCCATTTGTTAGTGAAGGATTTGAATATGACGGAACAGGCGGAACACCTCAACCAACCCTAACAATACCAGACTTTGATGGAACCCTATTAGCTGCCACACAACAATATGACAACTTATTAGGAACAACTATAAGACGATATCTTACCACTAAAGATAATATAGCCAGTGGAAGTTACTTTGGTCCTGAAGTATGGCTTATAAATCAAAAAGAAGAAGCAGACGGATTTAAAATACGATTTAATTTAGCAACCAAGTTTACTCAAAGAAATAAGTTTATTCCAGGACAAATAATGACCAGAGATCGCTTCCCCGCACTTGGTCTAAATAAATGGAGGTAAGACACAGTATTTGACTTTTATCATAAATAAATACTTAAAATATAGGGGCAGAAATGCCCCATACTTTTATTAGGAATATAATGAGCCTCTACAAAAAGAAGATAAGTGGAATATATTCATTAGAATGGGATGATAAAATCTACATTGGAAGTTCTATTAATATAATGAATAGATGGCATAGTCACATAGTAAACCCATCTACCAATGCTGACTTAACCGCAGCAATAAATATGGAACTACCTACCTTTAAAATACTTATGATATTTGATAAAAAACCTGATAGAAAACAACTACTTAAAGAAGAACAATTCTATATCAATAAATACATTAATACCAACAGAATACTCCTAAATAAAAGACATAAGGTGATAAAAGATGAAAAGCCTAATAAAGCCACGAGAAGTAGTAAATCCTAAAGTAATAGAAAAAGCCTATGAACATGCCACTCAGGAATATCCTAAAGAAGCAGTGGGATTAGTTTATGGCGGGCGGTATGTGAAGGCCGTCAACATACATGAAGAACCTGAAAAAAGTTGGAGAATAGATCCAAAAACTATTAAATGGGATAAACTAACAGCCATAATACATAATCATCCAGAAGGTGATTTATGGCCTACAAGAGCAGACATGGATAGTCATTTAAGAGTGGGTGTGCCATATGGTATATTTAAAAGTCATAAATCAGCACATGAAGTAAGTCACAGCATATTGGTTTGGTTAGACAGCAAGTATCATGATTATGAATATGAAGGAAGACCATTCATAAATGGCATTACAGATTGTTATTCACTAATAAGAGATTTCTATTACAGAGAAATGAATATTGATATGAGAGATTATCCTCGAGATGTTGATTGGTTTGATCCATCTTATCCAGAACGATTAAACTTGTATGAGGACAACTTCGCCAAAGAAGGTTTTAAACCAATAAAGGTAGAAGACTTACAAAGAGGCGATGTGTTGTTGATGCGAATGTATTGGGGTAAAGTTCAAAATGAACCACCAGTTAATCATGGAGCAATATATTTAGGTGATGATAAACTACTACATCATCTACCAGGACGATTAAGCAGTATAGATAGTGCCAGTAAATGGATAAACAGATATCTGTATAAAGCCATTCGAATAAATAAGAAAAGCAAGAAGATAAAGTGGATAAATCCAGAATGATGTTAGAGACAAATAATACTCCTATAAGGATAGAAAACAGATTAAGAAAAATACATCTTCATGGTGAACTTAAAAATCATCTACCAAATGGATTCTTTGAATGTGTGTGGAGTCATCCTCGAGAAGCAGCAAGTGCCATTGAAAGTAACTTCCCCGGATTTAGAAAACTGTTAAAAGATAAAAAGGTTGAAGTTTGGTATTCAAATAAAGATGGTAAAAATATTCCACTAAATGAAGAACAACTCCTACTTAAAATAGGCGGTGACGAACTACACATTGCTCCAGTTCCAGAAGGTAGTGGACGATATGGTAAAGTTATTTTAGGTGTGGCATTATTCGCCGTTGGTCTGGGTGCTGCCGCTTTAGCTGGTGGAGGATTGGTTGCTGGATTAGGTGCTGCCGCCCCAGGCTTTTTAGGAAGCAGTCTAGGACTTACTGCTGGTAATCTAGTTCTAGCTGGTGGACTTATGATATTAAATGGCTTGCTTGCTCCACAAGTTCCTAAAGGTGATTTTAGTAAGAATGAAGAAGAAAGAAAACCATCAGCCATATATAGAGGACCACTAAATACACAAGAACAAGGAACTGCCTTCCCACTAGTATTTGGATTTGGAGTTATCAGTGGCGGTGCTGTTATTCATGCTGATCTTCAAATAGGTAAAGTTCCTGTTGCATAAGGATAAAGGACATTATGACAAAAAGAATTGATTATGAAAATGGTGATTATTTAGAACTTCCAGAAGGATTTGATTTAGCAGGTAGTGGTGGTTGTTTCGCCGGCAATACTCCTGTTCTTACTCCGTCTGGTTGGACTAAAATAAGAGATATTAAACCTGGAGACATAGTATTAACTTATCCTGAATATGAAACAGATGGTCAGTTGGTTCCCAATAAAGTAATCAATACATGGCGACATGATCCTATCACAACCAAATATCCCTTAATAAAAATAGCACATGAAGGTGGATTTATAGTTGTTACCACCAATCACTGGATACTAAACAGATATGGTGATTATGTGGAGGCAGGCACTATAACTGCTGGTGAATATTTGGTATTAGATAATAGCAAGTTAAGCAGAGTAATAGCAGTTTATCCAGCAGAAAGTCAATGGACCTACAATCTTGAAGTTGACAATAATCCCACATTTATTGCCGCAAGAATAAGAGTACACAATGGAGGTGGTGGTAAAGGTGGAAGTAGTAGACAGCCAGTAGAAAGTCCAGATGATTTAAGAAGTATTGCCACAGCAAGAATACTTATTGCCTATAGTCATGGTGAAACAACTGGCTTAACCAACTCAGCCAAATCCATATTCTTTGATAAAACACCACTTATGAATGCTTCTGGTGATCTTAACTTTGATGGTGTTACTTGGAATCAGAGATTTGGATTAAGTGCTCAACCAGGTATTTCAGGATTTGTTAAAGCAATAACTACCACCAACATCAATACTCAAATAACCAAAACAGGCGGACCAGTAGTTAGAAGTGTTACCAGTTCAGATATAGATGATGTTAGAGTGGTTATTAGATTACCAGCCCTACTAACAGTTAATAGTAGTAATGGTGATCAAACAGGTGGTGAAGTAAGCCTAACATTTGAAGTTAAAGATCCAGCTGGTACATGGGAAAACAGAGGAACTGAAGTAATTAAGGGTAAAACCAGAGGTGATTACCAAATACAGAGATTGGTTAGAGGACCGGATACTCAGACTGGTGTGTGGGATGTTAGAGTTACAAGAAATACAGATGATAGTACTAGCACCTATATTCAAAATGATACTTTCTGGGATCAAATGGTTGAAATACAGGATGGTAATCAACAGTATCCAAGAACAGCATTAGTTGGAATAACAGTTGATACAGAACTGTTTGGTGACAGAATACCTCGTGTTGCTCTTGAAATGGATGGTATTAAAGTTAGAGTACCAACCAATAGAACTGAAGCAAGAACAATTGCAACCTATAGTGCAACATGGAACGGAACATTCAAATGGGAAACAACAGATAACCCTGCTTGGATAGCTTATCACCTAATCAGAGATGAAGAAATAGGTATGGGATTGGGTGAAGATGATGTTGACAAGTTTTCATTCTATGATGTTGGTAGATATTGTGATGAACAAATACCTAATGGTGATGGTGGAACAAGAAAGAGATATACCATCAATACTCAAATAACCGGTAGTGAAGATGCTTTCAGTCTTATTCAAACTATTTTAAGCACAGTTAGAGGATTAGGTTATTTTGGAGCAGGCGATCTTATCATTGCTCAAGATAGTCCAAAAGAACCCGGCTTTACTTTCAATAATGAGAATGTGGAAAACGGCATATTTAGATATAGTAGTGCTCAACTTAAAGACATAATCACTGTGGCCAATGTGGAGTTTACTAATAAGGACAACTTCTATGAAACAGAAATAGCCACATATCCTCGACAAAGCAAATGGAGCACAGATCCTGGCATTTTAAGATATGGTAGAAATGAGTGGAGTGGTGTTAAGTTTGGATGTAACAACTATCAAGAAGCAGAAATGTTTGCCAAATGGATAGTTGATAGTAGCCAAAATGAAAGTGAAATGGTAAACTTCACTGCTGGTCTAGATGCTTCTCTAATGCGACCAGGTGACATATTTGAAGTATATGATAGTAAGTATGCAGGAAGTAGACAGGGTGGTCGTATAGTAAGTGCTGCCTCCAACTGGATAAGATTAGATGCTCCAGTGGTTATGAGTGCTGCTCAAAACTATTACCTTGTATATGCCAGTTCAGATGGATTTAGTTTAGAGACAGCCAAAATAAGAACAAGTGCTGGTAGTAGCATTATAGTAAGTGCGGCTAGTGCCTTCCCAACTACTCCCACAAAAGGTTGGTTATATAATGTTAAGGGTGATGATATTAATCCTCGACCATTTAGATGTATCAGCATGGCACAACAAGATGGTTTTAAATGGGATATAACTGGTGTATTTTATGATAGTACCAAATTTGGTAGAGTTGAGTTTGGTGTAAGTGCCACTCCAGCTGAATTCACAAGATTGGATTTTGCTCCACCAAGTGCTCCAAGTAACTTCAACTTTAATGTTGTAGAAACAGCCACTGAATATGGCGGAACTAGATTAGATTTAGATGTTAGCTGGACTAGAGTTGATGGAACTAAAATAACTTATATTCCTTACTGGAGATATGAGGATGGTGGTTATCAAAAACAAGAAGCAGTAGCAACACCCTTATTCACTATTAGGGATATAAAACCAGGCAATTATGATGTGTTAGTATATGCCCGCAACATACAGGGACAGCAGTCTGTAGCTGGAGGCGGCAGTTTCTTATTTACCCCAACTTCTGGTAATGGAACTGCTTTCCCTCCAGAAAATCTTCAAATAGCGGGCGGCGGAACTACATTTAATGATAGAAATATGCGAATTGAATGGGACAGAGCTGCTGATAGTCTTCTAACTTTAGGTAGTGTGGAACGATATAAGATTGAAATAAGAAGCTCAGCTAACCAAACCTCAGCCATAAGAACAGATTTTAGTAACCAAAGTTCATATATTTATACATACGATAATAACCTTGGTGATAATGAAATACCTAGAAGAAGTTTACATGTAAGAGTATTTGAAGAAGATAGACGAGCACGATTTAGTACTGATGCATCTGCGGTATTCACCAATCCAACAATATCTTTATCAGCCTCAAATGTTGAAGTATCTGCCATAAACGGTAATATTGCGGTAAGTGCTTCATATTCAGATCCAGGCGATTATTTAAAAACATTTATTTGGATTAGTAAGGTAGATGGTTTTACTCCTTCCAAAAATAATCTTTATACCATAGAAGGAACAACTGGTGCTATCGCTGTAAATGAATTAAACACAGTATATTATTACAGATATGCTGGTGTTGATAGTATTGGTGTTGACGATCTTGAAGGAAAATATTTGGATGTTAGTAATCAAAACCTAATAGTTGTTCCACTAATATTCGGTGGGCCGCCGCCTCCAATAAATGTAAGTGCATCAGCGGTAACATTTAACGGCGACAATGGAAGTGAAAGTAAAATAACATTCACATGGACAAGTGCAGTATCATTAATTAATAATGATGGTTGGGAAATACAATATAGGGATACATCACTAGCTGTTGAAACACCATTTGAAACAACTATAGCAAGAACAACCAGTGCAGAAGTGTATGGATTAAAACCAAATACATCATACGAATATAGACTAGCAAGTCTTAATGGTAGTTTTAGAGGCGAATATACAAGTGCAGAAACAATAATAACAAGTGGTGATAATACAATACCAAATCCAGTAAGTTCCGTAAATATAACACCAGGTATTGGTAGTGTGTTCTTTGATTGGATTAATCCAGGCGATAGCGATTTAGCAAGAGTACAAATTGTAGGTAATACAGTTAATAATAGAAATACAGCACCGTTGGTTACTCAAGCAACCGGATTAATACCTGGTGAAAAAGGATTTACTTCTATAACAGGAGTAAGTTCAGGAACTGTATATTATTGGTTGAGGGCAGTTGATACTTCTGATAATACTTCTATATGGGTTCCAGATTCAGAAGTAAGTGGATTTGCTGTAGTAATAGAAACAGTTGATTTTGAATTAACGGATAATTCAGTATTTACTAGTGCCATACAAAATAATGCCATAACAACAGCCAAGATAACTAATGATGCTATCAACAACTCTAAACTTGCTCCTGGATC